ACCTAATCCACCGCCACTGCTACCAAAAGCGAGGTTACCTGATCCATCAGTGCATATAAACTGACCAGAAGTGCCATCTGCAGTTGGGTATGTCAGGCCACAAGACACAAGACCGTTTGTAGTCAAAGTGCCAGACATGGAGTCTGATGTATCGGAGCGTAAGAAGTTAGCACCCTGAATACCATCAAGAGTATCTGCGTCTAATCCAGAACTTGCGCCATCTACAGTTTTAATAGCGGTCAGTATTTCAGAGGCTGTCTGATCAGCAGTAGCTCCAGATTCAATACCGTCTAGCTTTGTGCCGTCAGCGGCTACGTCTCGTCCATCTACTGTGCCACCTACAGCAAAGTTACCTGTAATAGTAACATCTGCAGGTAAGCTAAATGTGACTGTGTTGTCAGTAACTGCAGTAACGATATTGTTTGCTGTACCGGCAAATGTAAATGTGTCTGTACCGACGGTAACTGTGTCTGTATCTGTTCCATCAGAGATAGTTAAATCAGAACTAATCGCACAAGTAGTTGCGCCAGTAATACGGCCTTGCTGATCTACGGTAATTGATGGGATAGCTGTAGAGCTACCGTAAGTAGCAGGAGTGACTGCAGTATCATCCAGGGTTGTAGTAACAGTATTGTCTGTAACAGCAGTGGTAAGACCAGTACCACCTGTGTAAGTTAGAGTGTCTACACCGATAGTAACAGTGTCTGTATCTGTACCATCTGAGATAGTTAGGTCAGAACAAATACCTGTTAGCTGCGAACCATCACCAATAAAGCATGAACCAGTAACAACACCAGATGCAGTAAATGTGGTGCCTGTTAACGTTCCAACGTCTAAGTCACCTAAAGTAAACGATGCATCTGCAGTATTGATTGTTCCGGTAGGCTCTGGATCGTACTCTTCAACTAGCTTAAATTTATTATCAGAAACATCAAAGTAGAAACCTACATGCGTGTAACCTACACCTGATCCGCCAGTGTTTCTGTTAGTCCAAATACCTGTGTCTACGTCTACAGGAGCGGCTGTACCACTCCATACATCGTTAAGTGTATGGCCTGTCGTCGCACCAAAGTCAATTTCAATACCATTGTCTAGCGTCTGTGCCGCACCGGTAATGGAGACACCTGTAGCTTCTGTTGTAGCAAAGTTATCTTTAGACCAAGAGAACGTATCTGGAGTACCAGTAGCATCAATCTTGACATAGTACGTAGTAGAAGCAGTTCCGCTAAAGTGCCCTGAGAAGAAAGCATCATCTAAACCGGAACCTGTGAATGTAGTGTTTGCCTCACCAATGGTGTCGCCAGAGTTTAAGTAAAGGAAAGGTGCGCCAGTTTCTACGTTAGTGGATGAAGCAACAGTTTGGGAGCCAGTAACAGTTAAGTCACCATCAATAACCATGTCACCGCCAATATGTGTATCGCCCTTAACACGGAACGAATTGACAGAATGGTTCTGTTGGTTGACTAGAAGTATGCCTTCAGTGGCATCGGATTTAACAACCCAACCAAGACACATTGGGTAGTTTGGATACGTAGGGGAAGCATTCTGTAATGCGCCTGCAGTTAAACCTACGAAGAAGTTATCACCTGCTGATAACCCTGAAGTATCAATATCTTCAACAAGACCTGCGATAATTACAAAGCCTTCGCTACTAGCGGCTATGTCGTGTGCGGCTAGACCTTGAGCATTATACTTGGTAACATCTGTAGCATCTGCAGGGGCGACCGTAGGGTGTCCTGCATTGTTACCGCTAAAGTACACAGGGGTACCCTTAGTGATTGTAGAGCCAGTGTTGTTGTAGACTCTTTGATGCTCTTCAATACCGACTTCGTGTACTACACCAGTAATGTCACTGTAGTAGTTTAGTGTTTTATGTTCGTCATCGTAAAAAACTCGCCCTTCAGTGTGTGTTGGGTGAGCAATGGCGGTAAGGTCCATGTAGGTAGTGATAGACATCGTGTTAGCGTCTACGTTACCTGAAGCAGTGACATCAACACCGCTAACATCACCTGTGGCGGTTACATCGCCAGAAGACGTTACAGTTGCCCCAGACACAGTCCCAGAAGCAGTAACATCTACTCCAGAAAAGTTACCTGTAGCATTTACGTTACCTGTAGAGCATACCGTTGCACCTTGAACAGTGCCTGAACCAGTTACATCTACTCCAGAAAAGTTGCCGGTAGCATTTACATTTCCAGTGGAGCAAACTGTGGCACCTTGCACAGTGCCAGAGCCAGTAATATCAGTACCTGAAACGGTACCTGAAGAAGTAAAGGTAGCACCTGACACGGTGCCTGAACCGGTAATATCAGTACCTGAAACGGTACCTGAAGCAGTGACATCTACGCCTGAGACATCTCCAGTTACAGTCAGATCATTAGGAAGGGATACATTATTGGAGCCGTCTGAATAGACAGCCTTTTCAGCAGGATACGTAATGAAGACTTCTACTTCATCTCCTGCAAAACTAACAGCACTGCCAGAGTTAGAACTTTCTAGAATCGTATCACGAGAAAGTGTTGTACCTGAAGCAGTGAACGTGCCTAGACCTACCTCAAACTCATCGTTTGTAGCATCAATGATTGCATAGTAGGTAGTATCTGCGTCAGATAGAACAGAAGTGAAAGTTTGGAAATTGGGGTAAGCACCAGTGAGAGTTACATCACCAACGCCAGTAACAGACCCGGTTTCCCTTACTCTGTCTTTAATAACCAGTGCCATTTATATCTCTCTCTCTTTAGGCCAAGCGAAGAATTGCGTTATCTGCGTCTGCAGTTGGGAAGACAATAGTGAAGTCACCATTTGTAGATGATTTAGTTCCACCAAAGTCAAACACCGCAATAGCTTTGTTACCTTGAGAAGAGTTATAAAGGATGCAACCGTCTGCCGAGACAGTTACAGTAGAGAATGTTTCATCAGCGATATCAATAATAGCAGTTGTGCCATCTAAGCTGATTGTAACGCTGTCTAAATCTTGTCCGCCTGCAGTGTAACCTGTGCCAGTTGCTTCATCAGAATTACCAGTCACATCAGAATAGTTGGCGGTAGTATTATCGTATGTACCTGTTGGTGTTTCTTTAATCAATGCAACTTTGAGCGTGTCAGTATCCAAGTCATGGACACCTCCTAATAACTCTTCTTTGAATGATTTGCAAATAGCAGTTGTAATTGCCATGCTTCTAAATTCCTATATGAAAGAAGGAAGAAGAAGGGGGCCGAAGCCCCCGACTTAGTGTTGCTTAGATTTGATCTCGTGCAACTTCGTCTGCTGTGATAGGAGCAGTCATATCTGCAACAAGTGCGTAGATACGTGCTTTACCAGCAGTGCCAGTACCAGTTACAGTTGAGACAACATCAATTGTATCAGCCGCAGTTGTACCTTGTGGTACAGCCGCTTCAGTAACGATGTCACCTACTGAACCTGATTGCAAGTTAATTGCAGTCACGATGTCAGCAGACCCGATTGACAAGTCAGCAACGTGTGCAGTTGAACCAGCACAGGCTTCAGTGATTACTGCACCAGCGGCAAGAACCATGCAGTTAGCAGGAATGCTAACAGCGGTTACTGTGCCAGAGGCAGTTGGAAGTGTAACTTCAGCTTCGTAGATACGAACACCTTTAGATACAGTCTGTGATAATGTAGCCATTATAAAATCCTCCTATTAATAGCCAGTTTGGTAACGTGCAGTGACGATACCTTCAGGACGAAGGATCTTACGACCGTACAAATGCATACCACGAACGATGTCAGCAAAGCTGTCTGGATCACGGTAAGTCTCAGTCTTGTTGATCTGCTGAGCAGTAGCAACCGCTGAATCGTGACCTGCAGTGATCACACCATAGTTAGTATCCTGAAGTGTAGCATTTCCTACAGCAGGACCAGTTCCAACAGCAGGCATGTTGTTAGAAACGTATACACGGAAACCATGCAAGTTGTTAATAACAAGACCATTCTGAAGACCTGAACCACCGAAGTCTGAGTTGAAGAGACGTGAGTCTTCGTCTTTCAGAGTTTCAGCAAATACTGGATCAATGACCAGCCAACGGCCCTGCGTGTCAACAAACTGCTGATCCAACAGACGGCTCATACGAGAGATGATCTGAAGTGGTGATGCAGAAGCTGTTGCGATAGAAGTAGCGCCTGGTAAACGAGGAACTACAACAATTGCTTCCCCAGCAACAGCGGCACCGCCGTCGTTCAAGTTGAAGTCTGTAGCGTCAATTTTCATTGATGCCAACAGTTCGTCAGAACCTGCAGTAGAAACTGCCTTAGTTCCGTTTACAGTAGTGTTTACTGTGTCGCCTGCAGAGTGCAGAGCAGACTGAGCGTAGCCAGAAAGATACGCAAGTACTTCTTGGTCATACTGGTCACGCAAACGATACGCCGCACGATCAGTCGCCATTTGCATGAAGTTCACGTGTGAGTGCGCTTCTTCAATGTCGTCAATCTTGAATGCGAAGTAGTTTGACTTGTCAATTGTGAGTGAGAAATCTTCGTCATCAAGATCTTGCGCTGTGATTTGTGCACCACGAGAGTAAGCTTGAACTGAGATTTCAGGCTCTTTGATGATCTTCACTGAATCACCCATCTGAGCGATTTCACCGAAGTAGTCGTTGTTAGTAATGTCTTCAACAGTAGAAGACTTACGGAAAGCAAGCTGTACCTGCTTAGAATAGATTACAGGGCTAAAGTTACCATTAGGTAGGTTACCGTAGCCCGCTGCGCTAGTAAATGCCATGATGGACACTCCTTATAATAGCATGGGTTAGGTTCTAGTGTAACTCCGCCAGAGGCCATCTAACATCAGGGTGGTAAGCTCACCGGCCAAAGTGATCATACGGCCTGCGTAGTTTGGGTGTTCTGTGAAGGTGAAATAAGAATCCCTGTTACTCTAACAACCGGCCAGAAGTTATCATAACAGTTCATCTTATTTCGGATTTTGTTTTGTGGGTATCCGTACAGGGGCCACAATAATACACTTAGTTATATTTAAAATAATATAAAAGTCAACAAATTTATCGTGCTGAACCAGATACATCCATGATAAATCTATCTTCTCTCATTGCTGTTGCAACCTCTTCTTGGATTGCTTCATATTGATCGGCAGTCATTTTTAATATTTCAGACTCCCGAATAATTCTTCCTTCACTTCCAGATCCAGGATTAGATCTTTCAGTTTTTGTTCCTATTTTTTTAGCAGCTTCTTTAGACGAAGAACTACGTTTTGCTTTAATTCCTTTATCCGCTTTGTAAAGGTCAATAGCCCTTGCTGCAGATAAAGCATCGGAATCATTGTGAATAAGCGCGTCTTGAACCCATTGAGGTTGTTCATCAACCCAATTTTGGAACTCATCACTGTCACGTATTTCTTCAAAGTCTGGATGCAATCGCATAAGTTCTGCTTCAGCTTTTTCACGGACAGCCTCCATTTTCATTTCGTCAATTTGTTTAAATTTAGATTCAAACTCAGATGCTTGCTCATGCGCTTTTTTCATGGCAATTGTTTCCACAATTTTAGCCACATCTGGGTATTGTTCCATCCAAGACTCTAATTCTGCCTCAGATTTTGGATATTTTATTTCCTTCTTGGTAGAAGCATCAAGTTGCGATCTTAACTCGTCAATTTGAGTTTGTAACTCTGCCTCTTTCTTCTGCGAGTGCCTGCGCAGATCGCCATACCTTTTCTTAAAGGTCTTCTCCTCTGCTCCCTCTGGCTCTGGGCCATCGTCAACAGATTCTTCGGCGCTTGTTTCATTTCCTTTATTAAGAAGCTCCTCTAGCTCTTTTTCTTCGTCTTCGATTCTCTTCTTGTTTGCGTTACGCTTTGCGAAGCCAGATGCTACTTTGACTTGCTCTACTTTTTCTACCATTTCGGTTGTTGTGGTTGACATATATTTTCCTTTACGTCTGGGGCTAACGGTTGCCGAAGGGCGTTAGGTAGCCAGTTAAATGAGTCTTGTAATTTAAGGAGACTCTATCCTTTTTTGTTTCTGCGTTTAACTTCTCCGCCTTTAGAAAATGATCCAATTGCTTCATCATCTTCCCCGCCTGCTTTACTCGCAGATGTATCTTCAACTGTTGATTCTTCTTGTTTTTGTTTTTCTAGCTCCGCCCTGACTTGATCTGTAATCTCTTTTCCTCTAGGGTTAACAAGTCCTTCTTGACTTGCTTGTGTGATAGCTTCTTGCGCTTTTTGTTGATCATATTTAGGACCGAAATAGAAATCATTTTCATATTCTTTTGGATCAAGGTTGTATTCTTGTAATTTTTCTTCTATGAAATCATCTGCACCTTGAAGATATCCAGCTTCTTCCATCGCTGTTCCAATACCAAACGTACCAAAGAATTTACTAGCTGCTTTTGCTTTACTACCCTCTTTATGTGGAGAATTACTCCATTCTTTAGCAAATTTAGAATCGGGATCAACCGCCGCAAGTTTATCCATTGTATCTACATAATTATCGTATTGTTCTTTCTTTTTTGCAGCTCGCTCTTCGTCCTCTGGCCCTTCATCCCTAGCATTAACAGGAGTCACTTCAGGTTGCTTTATTTCTGGAGTTACGGGAGATGCAAGTTCTTGGGCAGTAGCTTTTCTATATCCCGCTGGTGGATTTGTTATTGGCCTACCATTGACAAATTGAACAGGTACTCTTTCTCCATTAGGTCCAATGTATGTTTCTGTTGTTACAGTAGCTTGTAAAGATTGACCTAACTGCTTAGCTGGATTAAGCACAAACTCTGAGAAACTTGATGGGGGTTGTTGAGGTTGAGGAGGTACAAATGCGCCAGGAGCAGCATATAATGTTTTCTTTTTAAGTCCTGTGGCAAACGGATTTCTTACCATTCCTCCTGAAGCTAAAGGTAAAGACTCAATCATTTCGCTTGTTTCAGCCTCAAAGTCAACGTCATCTTCTATTACGGCTTCTTCGGAGTTGCCCATTTGCCCCATGTCTTCCATCTTTTTAAGCCCTGCTTTTGCCTTTTGGCGGAGCTTCATAAGATTCTCTAAACCGATGTAACGTACAACATCAGCAGGAAAAACAAATTCACCTTCGCTAAGTTGTGCAGGAATATCATCTCTGACTTCTTTTTGAGTAGATCCTGGGGGGACTTCATTTCCTGATACGGGATCAACAGTCCCTCCTTCGTCTTCTAATCCACCTTCAGCAAAGGAAGATGTTTCTGGTTGTTTTTCTTCTTTAGCTAAAAGATCATTAATTTGTTTTTCAATTTTCTCTCTTTCTTTTTCGGTATCACTACCTTTGAAAAACATCTCCATTCCATCGTAAGAAAACTTATGACCTTTTCTTCGTTTGTCATAAGTAAGTTTAATGGAATCCATTTGAGTATTAATGTCAGACATTAGATAAAGCCTCGTCGTGTAAATACTTTAGTGCGCGGAGTGCTTGTACTGCACCTTGTGCTTGATGAATTGCAACTATATTGTCCGATTGTTCCAGTTTTTTATGGCTCTCAGCAATTTGTATGTCTAGATATTCGCAAAACGCTTCCCATTGCCTATTGTTACTGCAAAGGGGTTTGAGTTTGCTGACCACCTTCTTGCGGTAGTCCTTGTCCACCTTGTTCATTACCTGTAAATCCTTGCTCTCCTGGAACCGGAGCTTGTCCTACACCAATATTTGCTCCGCCAGCGCCAGAAGTATCTGCCACATTAGGTGGTCCCCCTTCTGGTTGCGCGGGAGCAGGTGGTGCATTCTGTTGCATGAGTTTTTGTTGAAGTGCAGCTTCTTCGTAGCTGTTAGTGACTTTATCGGGATCAAGATCCATAGATTTTGCAATCTCCCTAACAATATACGGGAACTTAGCAAATGGTGCAAGCGTTGGATTAGAAGCAACTTGCATAAACTGCATAAGCCGTTGTGATCGTACTTCATTAGCCATCAACGACTCTGTACCTCTGGCTTTGACTTCTAGGTCACCTTTAATGTCGGGATCAAAATCAAACTGCATATTAAATGAGAACATTGCTTTACCAAGTGGCGAAAGCAAATAATCGTCCACATTTTTAATTACAGTTTTGATGCCACCGGCAGCAGCATTCATCAACATTGATATACCAGACGCTGTACGTCCTACACCAGCCACACCAGTTTGTCCATGAGCAAAAGATGGGAAGCCTGTTGACTCATCCGCTAAAACTCGCGCTTTGTCAAACAACTGCATATTCTCATTAGATACATTCGGGAACTTCGTACCGAAGATAGCTTGACCCGGTGCACCACCCTGACGGCGGAATACCTTACCCGGATACACTGAGAGATCTTGACCGGGTACCAAGTTAGTCTCATCTATTTCAATGAGCAAGTTACCTGACAAGACTGCATTGTCCACCGCCATACGCATAAAACCGTTCATCAGCGTTTGCGTATCGTCCATGTTTTCTGCGATACCTACACCAAAGAATGAGTATGGGTTTAACTCATACGGAACTGCATAGTATGGTATGTTGGCAGGCTTAAATGGGTTAATAACAGCGCGAATAATACGGCCATTACAGTACCAAATATTGGCTTGTACTTCGTTGTGTTCACTTACGTCTTCTGGAATTTCAACACCAGCTTGTTCAAGAATATCAGTGTCTACAGACCCCCAATACTCTAGAACTTCAAAACGCTCAATATCATGATCCGTTGTATAGTCTCGTAGATCATCTTCCCAGTATTTTTTTACGTAACCTTCACCATGAGCAATGACATCATCAATAACAGCTTTGCGGAAGAATGGGCGACTCTTTAACGCTCTAACTTGTGAACGTGACATTTTGTGACGCTCAATAACGTACTGCGCCTCATCCATGCTAGATGCATCTGGGTCAGGGAAAAAGTTCCATACAGAAACGTGGGACGTAGAGGGAACCGTTTTAAATGTCGGATTGTATTCCCCTTCCTCGTCCCAATTCGGGTATTCTTTGTCTGATGCAAACGGACCTTTCATAATCCCAGTACCAAACAAAGCCATTTCAAAAGCTGTAGATCGTAACTGCTTAGACGCATACGATTCTTCTAACTGATCCATAATTTTCTTTTCCATGCGCTTTGCAGCAATCATGGCAGGAGAAAAAGTAATCTGAGTTGCAGTTGTTCCTGCACCTTCTTTAAGACCTTCTACATCTTCTAGTTTTTCAGATAGTGGTCCTAATTTTTCAGATAAACTTAAAGCTGTTGCGCCCGGAGGCAAATCATTACCATCCCCAGAAAATCCATACAAAGACTCCATTGCTTGATTTTCCGGTGCATTAGGTTGCATATCAAAATGAACATTTTCTGCAACACCCTCTGGTAACGTTGTAGGTTCTACAGAAATCGGAAACTTGTGATTGGCAAACAATACATCAATAATTTGACCGTACGCAGCAAGAGTTTTTGTTTTTGTGACTTTTACAAATACGCGAGATTTTTCAGCTTCAGTAAACTGTACATCTGGACCGTACAATCCTCTGTAATTTCTGTATGCACGAAGCCAACGCTCTTCGTCCTGACGGCGTGTATCTTCTGCTTTTTGATATCGTTCCATTACATGACGAACTAGGCTTTGAAGTTCTGAAGGCTCTTCATATGAGTCTTCCACATCTGACAGTGTTATCTGTACATCTGCTTCTGTGCCATCATAAATATCGTCTTGTTCTTCCATTTTTAATATCCAAATTTATTGTCTGCAGGAACGTATCCTGACGGACGTTGGTGAGCAGGATCATAATCCCAAATAGAGAATCTAGGTCTAGACATGATACCGTAGCGAAGCGCATCATAAAGGTGATCTTCTGCTTTAGTATCAACATCTTCTCTTGTTTTTTTATCAAGAGGTAATATAGGTAATTGTGAAATTATATTTGTGCAGTTGTTAAAGAATACGATTCTTGGTTCTTCTGTAAACTCATCTACTTGCAATCTTCTATGTATCTCGTTTTTACCTGCAATACGAGAACCTGCAGATCTATCGGATGGTCTCCACCTGCATCCTTTCTGAATCATCTGTTCAGCTAGAGATGGACCAGTGTCTCCACGTTTATGCCAGCAAGAGCTATCAAGGACTCCGTATTTTATATTCCCATCTTCAGATTCAAGATCCAATACCATGTCCGCAAGATCAGTTGCCAAGACTTTGCTAACATATAGCTCACGATAGACAACAAGCTGTTCGTCAGGTGATACAGCAAACCAAACAACAGCAGAGTAAGAACCATAGCCATAATCGCAGGCACGAAATTTAACCCAATTCCGAGGAATATCAAAAGGCTCAACAGTATGTATTTGTCTGTTAAATTCTGGAAAGGCGGCACCTTCTGCAACATCCCAATTACCCTCTAATAACTGCTTACGCTGATGCTCTGGTAAAGATAACAGCATTGCTTCATAATCACCCTGCTCATACAGATACGGATTATCTACAAGCATAGCAGGTATAAATCTACGTTTAAATAATGCTTCACCCGCCCTGCTGTGATTGGGAGGATATACTAAAGTTGTCCCTGTTTCAATATCTGTCGCATCAAAAGATTTTGTCGGTGGCGAAGGATCAATAAACATTTTCTTAACCCAAGCATGTCCGGGACCACCGGGGTTAGTTGTTGCTCGCATATATACAGGTAAATCGGGTGCCGTGCTTCGCAAACGAGACCGCATATAGTTCCAAGCAAATGGCGTAGGCCATTGTGTTAATTCATCAAAACCTACCCAACTAAATGCCAATCCCTGATATCGCAAAACATCTTCGTCTCTGTCTAGGTAAGAGAACCACAAACGAGCACCAGATGGAGCAGTCCATTGCATCTTACGCTCTGACCATTTAATTCCTGGCCATATCTTTGGATACATCTCCTGAGACTTCCATATAAGCTCTCTAAGCTCCTCTGTAGTGTGTCGTAATAGCAACCCACTAAAGGAGGGATGACCCATGAATCTGAGAGGATCTGCGAGCATTGCGTAGGACTTACCACCACCTGCTGCGCCGCCGTACAGCACTTCGCGTTCACCTGCTGCCAAGAACTCAGTCTGAGGCCCTGGATTTGGTTTGAAGATAACATTAGCAGTTTCTTCCGGACGAATAGGCTCAAACTCTTCCTGTTCTTCTGGATTGTCTTTAACTAATATCTTCGGTTGTTCTTTCTTTGGTTGCGCCGAGACGGGTACTTTCGATTTTCTCCGCTTCCGCGATTGCCTTTTGGTACCTTCTGGCCCACTCGCGGATAGTTGCAACTCGTCTTTTATTTGATTGCTCACTTTCGACTCGTTTCTTCAGACCTACGTGAGAGATGCTTCTTCCCGTTTGCTTAGTCAGCCAATTAGAAACTTCTCTGTAACTATACTGCTGTAAATATTCCTTTGCCTTTTCCAGTGCTCTAAGCTCTCTTGGAATAGGCAATAACATATCTGAATCTTCTGGATGTTCTTTATACCCAAAAGGAATAGTACGAGCAATCCGTGGTATTGCTATAAACTCTTCATCTTTAGTGATATTTTCTGGCTGTGGTAAAATCCACTTGCCAGCAGATCGTGTGGACATATTTACTCTGCGTTTTTAGGGGGTAGTATCATGACACCACCAGATGCCTCTACCTGAATCTTTTCAGACTTAATGATCCCCACGCGATCCATAACTTCTTTAGCGGCTTGCATTTTTTCTTTTATACCCAACTCAGTTGGATCTATTAGTGCTCCAGTCATTGCTACAGCGGCTAATGGTGCATTACGCGCTAAATACAAATTAGTTTTTTCTATAATCTCATCTTTTAATGAGTTAACAATTTCTGTTGTTGAATTAGTATCTGAGTACCCAGCAAGCTTTTTGGCAGACAAAACACTACCGTTCGCTTCATCAAAGAGAACGTCTAAAAATTTTTGTTGTTTTTCTGTTAGCTGTCTAGCCATCTTACTTTACCTTTCTATGCGCCCTTGTCTTTTTGGCGATTGTTTTTGGTTGCTTCACAAACTGCTTGCCTGCTTTAGTACCCTTCCTTTTGGCTCTCGTAGTAGCGGCATACTCGCTCGCCGAAAGACTCTTGATCGCTTTTTCTGGAAGGTAGCGTTCGCCTGTTGCTTTTGGTCCTTGGGTAGACGGTTTCCCAGATTTGGTTCGCCACTTCTGCTTCGTCCACGCCTTTAATGATTTCTGTGATTTGGCTAATGACATCAGCTTCTATAGCCTCCGCCCTTTGCTTTATATTGCTTTGCAAGCATCTGAGCCTTTCTTGCAGACCATTGTCCGGGTGATCCACCTTTACCACCGGCTTTAATTCTGTTGAAGAGTTGTTTCCGCATACCCGGCTGTGTGTAGTTACCTGCCTTGTTGACAGTGCTCCCGCCCTTTGCCATGTTGACTGCATTGTACGGACTACTCTTTGCTTTTCCACCTTTCATTACAATTGTCCTGCTTGCTGTGGTAGGAAGAATTCTTCGACAGTACAAAACATATGAATCTCAGGATTATTGTTTCCCGCAGTATCAGACGGGGTAACCTTAATTACATCTCCTGCTTCCAGTACAATGAACGCATCACTAAGCTGGACAAATTCTCCGGTAGCTAAATTTTTACCACCTAAAATTGCATACGTATCTGAACCGCTAACCCATTGAACTAAAACATCTGAAGCATTAGCAGATGGGTTGGTTATAAACAGCAACGACATATGGGCCTTACAGTTTGCAGGGCACGTATACATTGTCGCCGCTGTATCGTCAGTCGTCGCAATAACATGTTCAGAACGAGTACGACTGTCTCTTGCAATAGTCATCTATTATTTCTTCTTGGCGTAGCCACCAGACTTCATGTAGCCCATCTTATTACGTACAGCAGATGGTAGCTTTTTTAATCCTGCGGCATTTTTAGGTGGGGTCTTTAATCCACCTTTAGCCATCTTAGTCTTCTTGACTGCACCGCCATATGCCATTGCCAACTTTTTGCCAGTCTTGAGGCACTTACCTGCGGCTTTACATTTAGCTTTGCTAGAACATCCTTTACAATACGCCATGATTACTTCTTACCTCCGAGGTGATCAACTACAGATCCGCCTGTAGCATAGTTATGCTGGTACATCTTACCGCCCTTACCACGAGCCATGCCTCCATCTTTCATACCACTGCTTTCTGAACTACCAGATGGAAAGTTAGCTTGGCCTTCTTTACCACCCATTTCAGCTAGCACAGAACGTGCTAAAAATGCATCTTGATCATCGCCGTTAGCTAAAGCACGAACTTCGGCCAAACCCTTTTCGCCTGATCTTGCTTTAGTCGCTAATTCAGCGCGACGAGCGTCTTGAGTAATTTTCTTTTGGGACATTGTTAGCTCCGTGGATTCTTTTTACGTGCTGTTGCGGTTCTAGGGAATGAACGATTCGCTGATGCAGTTTTTACTGCTAGCTTCTTATTGTTCATTGGATTACCTGTTGTGTGATGTACATCTTTGCCATCACCTTTCTTCACTTTACCACCGGCCATCATCTTAGCTCGTGCAGAGTTACGAGATGCTCTCGCCTTCTTTTGCTTAGGTGTACTGTGGTAATTAGCGTATTCGCTTTTGTAGTTGCGTGTAGAAGCCATTAGCTACGTGACATCCGATTAGGTTTTACAGATGCGCCACAGTTAGCCATACCACCTCTGTTAAGCCTTGTTTCGCTAACTACGCGACGGTTCTCTTTAATAGTTTGACCACCTTTTGGTGACTTCGGTTTTGATTTCTTTTTGTTTTGTTCGTCAGCGTATGCTTTTCGTTGGGTAACTTCTGCTTTACCGTCGCCCCTTCCACCAAAGACTTCATTTAATACAGCAACGCCAACGCCACCTTGTACCAATCCCTTACCATACTTTTTTAAGTTTGTTCTTTTTACAGATCTTTGTTTTTGACTTAGCTCTGCAGTGCTTTTTGCATCGGGGTCTAGCTTTTTAACATATGTTTCGTATACATCTTTCGCTTTTTGCACAGCCTCTTTGCCGAACTTTGTTTTAGCAGCGGCTTCACCTGCTTTTACTATTAAACGTGCAACTGGTAGTAAACTCATAATTCATATCACCATTTTTTGCAGGACCAATACCTGGCCGAAAATTTATCTTTTGCGGTATCACAATTGTGCCGCGCGCGAAACGACTTACG